CTTGTCTGCTACGTTGACCGCCAGTTCACCTTGAACCAACTGACCTGCTGTGGGGACGGCAGAAGCTGTAGAGCTATTCTTTGTTACAATAGTTGTTGCCATAGTTAATTACCTTTAGTAAGTGCCGCCGTCAAGCGTACCAGTAGTCATATTGTCTGCGTTTAAAGTAGAGGAAGAAGTTAGTTTAGTGGCTAAAGCGTTTGTCACTGTTGTGGAGAAGTTAGCATCATCTCCTAAAGCTGCTGCAAGTTCATTTAATGTATCTAATGTTATAGGCGCAGAGTCTACTAAGTTAGCAATAGCTAGGCTAACCGCTGCTGCTGTATTGGCCTCACTTGTCGCTGCTGCACTAGCACTTGCTGCTGAAGCTGATGCACTACTTGCGGAGGCTGACGCTGACGTAGCTGATGCTGTAGCACTTGTAGAAGCTGCTGAAGCGCTGTTGGCTGCGTTAGTTTCGCTAGTAGCTGCGTTAGACGCGCTTGTAGAAGCTGCTGAGGCGCTGTTAGCTGCGTTAGTTGCTTGTGTAGTTGCCGTAGCTGCGCTTGTAGATGCAGACGTAGCGCTGTTAGCTGCGTTGGTCTCACTTGTAGCAGCATTGCTTGCGCTAGTGGCTGCATTGGTCTCGCTAGTGCTTGCTTCAGCAGCCTTAGTAGACGCTGTTGATGCAGAGGTAGCTGCATTGCTTGCAGAGGTAGCTGCGTTGCTTGCAGAAGTAGATGCTGCTGATGCGCTAGTAGCTGCGCTAGAGGCGCTAGAGGAAGCATTAGATGCTGACGTAGCTGCATTGCTTTCTGACGCAGCAGCGTTAGTTGCGCTAGTAGATGCTTCAGTAGCTTTGGTAGTGGCTGTAGAAGCGCTCGTAGACGCATTAGAAGCGCTTGTGGCTGCTTCTGACGCTTTAGTGGTAGCCGTGGTAGCGTATGTGCTTGCCGCGCTCTCAGAGGCTGCTGAGGCCGTCTCTGACGCACTAGCATTTGTAGCTGAAGTAGATGCTGAAGCAGCGCTATTGGCTGCGTTAGTTTCGCTAGTGGCTGCGTTAGTTGCTGACAGCTCTGCGGCAGTTTGAAACACACCTGCGCCTGTCTCGCTTACTGCTGCGGCTGCTGCACTAGCAGAGGCTTCAGCGGCTTTGGTAGCTGCTGTGGTTGCTTGTGTAGACGCTGTAGCTGCACTAGCAGCAGCCTCAATTGCTTTCGTAGAAGCTATAACAGCTTGGGCAGTGACTAGGCCTAGGGTAGCATCGTTGGTAGAATCACCAGCACCGCCCTCACCTCTAAATATAGCCATTGTAGCTCCTAAGAAAACAACCGAATATAATAAAAAGAATAAAGAAAGGGGACTCCGAAGAATCCCCGTTCAGTTGTATTAGCCTTGAACAGCTAGTACGAGACCTGCTTCTGGACGAAGTACCTGAGTACCGTACAGAGTGTCAGCAGTGTAAAGAGTGCCTAAGAACTCTTGCTTGTACTGAGTCTGTGAACGAACACCTTGTTGTTCAGCCAGAACCATAGCGTCTTTGTGCAACAGAATAGAAGCACGAACGCCTGACTCAGTTGTTGGGCAGTTGCTAGACACATATACGTTAACGCCGTACAGGTTACCAATCTGACCGTTCTTAACACCTCTGCCGTCTACGAAGTCAGAAGACATGTAGCGGTCAATGCCCATGATTGCGTTACGCAGAGCAGGTGGAACAACGTAGCTACGACCGTCCATTGGTACGTCTTCGTCATCAAGCTTCTGAATCAGGTTACGGAAAGCAGCGTCAGTGAAAGCGCCTACGTCACCAGTGCCATCAATGTCGTATGCTTCCAGAGCTGAACTAGCACCAATTTGGAAAGAAGCGCTGTGTGCCCAAGAAGAGCCGTCACCGTTACCCAGAGACTTGCCCAGAGCAAACAGGTCATCGTCAACTTGCTTGGCCAAACCGTAGCCAGCGTCACCAGTGTAGAACTGACGCAGTGAAGCGAGAGCCTGTACGTTGGTGATGTCTTCGATCAAACGAGAGAACTCGAAGTGCTTGTTGATGCTGATCAGTACTTCTGATTCAGTGTTGTTTTGGATAGTAACAGCGGTGTTAGCTACTTTTGCGTTAGCAGTACCACGGACAGGCTTAGGAACGTGAATGGTATCACCTTTCTTGCCTGACATGCTCATCTTCTTAACAAGGTTTGCAAGAATCAAGTTAGTTTGATAAGCTGCTACAACCTCGTCACTCCAGATTTCTGGGATAAAAGTTGCTGCGCTAGTGTTGTCTACTGCACCGCCCATAGCGGGGTATACTGAAGTTGCCATAATATAAAGTCCTTAAAGATTTAGTGTCGGACTCTCCCTTCGGAATAGGCTTTGATGATTTCACTAGATAAAGCCAAGTATCGTTCTGGATCGTCCCTCATTAGTTTAATAATGTCGGCGCGTCTATAAACTTTCTTCCCTTGCGTCTCTCCACTGCCTTGAGCTGTGCCTGTTGATGCAGTTTTGATAGCAGCTTTGCGACCTGCCATTTCAGACGCTACAGTTTGATTAACCGCTTGTTGACGTTCTTTCCACGTTGTGAAGAGTTCATCTGCTGCATCATAATCGTACTGCTTGTCTGCCTGAGCAAAGAGCTGTTTTCTAATCTTAGAACCTTGAATCCAGTCAACAAACTTCTGGTCTTGTAGCACATTCTGCATGTCAGGATGACGCTGCTGTAGTTGTGAAAGTGCTGTAGACTTTTTGTATTGCTGTGTTACTGCTTCGGCTTCCCTAATCTTAGGGTGATTATCAATAGCTCTCCTGACGGCCTTGTCAGGGTCTGAGAAGAAGTCTATGTCTTCGTCAGGTTCTGGTGCTTTTTGGTTGTCGAGTTGTGTCTTTATATACTGATCGACTACGCCGCGTAACTCACCTACCTCGGAACTCTGCCGCCCTAGGAGCTTCTCAGCTTCTTGGTGCATCCGTACAATCTCAGCAGTACTCTTCCCTTTGTACTTCTCTGGTATGTCTTCTTCAGGAGGTTGCTGATATTCAGGCTCCTGTTGAACGGTGTTTACTTCGTCTTCGTCTTCTGGACGCTCGTCTATGAGTGTTGCCATTATTAAACTCCGTGATCTAAATCATTGTGGAGGTTTATATTATGAAAGGGTTCTTACGAGTTAGCCTTTCTCTCTTGTAATATCTTCTGCTGACGATTCTTCGCCCACTTCTCGGTTGCACCTAAAAAATCACCGCTAATGGGGTCTAAAGCAGAACGTACAGGAGATATAATCTTCTCAGCCATCTTGTTACAATCTAAGCAAGGTGTGTGTGTTACTCCAGATTTGACAAGCCTTTCATTGACATGTCCATCTTCACATTTAAAATCAAAAAGCAAAGCCATTACGCTTCTACTTCTTCTGGTTCCTCGTTAGCTTGCTCTTCGGCTGCTTTGATTTGAGCTTCTAAGTTGAGGATGTTTGCAATGACTGCCAGTTGCCCTTTACGGAAGTACAGGTCATTACCATCTTTACACGCTTCAACTGAGTTGATAACAGTAGCGTTCTGCATAAGGTCTTGCTGTAGTTGTTTCCAGCCAGTGTCCATAAACATAGTGCGGTAGTTATCGTAATACTGCTCAAGTTCTTTATCAATCATACTGTTTCTCCATTTAGGACAGTTTTTATAAGTTATTGTTATATACTACAGCTCTATTATAACACAAAATGCTATAAAAGTCAAGTAATATTTTTATTATTTACCACTTCTCCTTATCTGCCCAGTAAGCTGCTGACATCTTGCCTTTAGCGATGTTAGAGCCGTGACGGGCTTTGAAACTAGCGCGTTTCTTCTTCATTGCTTCGCTTTCGCCTGCCTTGGGCTTGCCTGCTGTGCTAGCGCCTTGCTCACCAAACCTGATTGTCTTAACTTGGTCGCCTACCTTGGCTACAACAACATGGCTTTTCTTTGGGTGGCTAGGTGTACGCTTAGGTTTGTTATAACCGCTTACACCTGCTCTAGCTAACCGTGGGTCTTTGTCTGTTGGCATATCTATGTCTCTCTATCTAGGCTACTCTTGCTTGGTCTTTGGCTTTTTAACAACAGCCTCTTCCTTTTCCTTAGCCTCTAGTGCAGCTAGTCGCTTTAAAACACCCTCAAAGCTGGCATTAACTTGCACTACAACGTCTTGTAACTCTCTGCGTGTAATCATTGTGGCATCATTCCTTGTTGTTGTGGCGCTACTGGGGCTTTAGCACCTTCTTTGACAGCAATCTCACGCTCTTTAAGCAGCTGCTCAGACACTTTCAGACGGCGCTCAAACTCTTTGTCGTCCTGTGTACCCGCTTGTAGGTTAGTAGTGACTGCTTTCATGCGCTGAATCTCTAGTTCCTGCGGAATTACTTGAGCTTCCATAGTAATCTTCTGCGCTCTAGCTTGAGATTCTGTAGCTTGTCCGTTAAGTGCAGCAGTTTGTGACGCTTGGAAGGCCAACTGAGCTTGCTGTGCTGCTTGTTGTGCCTGCTGTGCTTCTGGATTAGGCTCGTTAGCTTGCTTCAGAGACGCAATAAGCTCTTCACGGTTAGAAAGATTCATGTTATCAATGATAGATTGAATCAATTGCGGGTACATAGGCGTGTCTGGAGACATTGTTTGCAGCAATTGCACCAACTGAGTTACTTCGTATTCACGAGCAATGATACCCAGTGAGCTACTAACTTCAAACTTGTAGTCAGCAACAGGGTACATCTCAGGTTGGAACTGCATATAGCGATAGGCAGCCTTAGACACCAGAGGAATGATAAAAGATTCTTGGAAATTGATCAATGTACGCTTGTGACGCTTGATGATAGCGCCTAAGCTCATAGAAACGCCCGCTGCCGTGGCTTCTCCGTTAATAGACCCTGAGATACCAGCACTGTCTATAGCGCCTGTAGCGGTCTGTACCATGCGTTGTAGGGCATCTGCTTGTGCGAAGGTAATTTGATTAACATTACCAAAGTTAAACGGCTGTAGCACTTCTGCTGGATTGCCGTTTGTCAAGATAATTTTTCCAGGCCTAATCTCTGGTTTGGAGCCTCTAGGCATACGAGAAGCGTCCATAGCAATCATTGGGTGAATGGTGAGTGCTAGAGCGTCGATACGAGCGCGTAGTTCAGCGTCTAACGCCTTTTGAGAGTTATACCCTTTCTCACATACACCACGACCCCAGAAGCGACTAGGAACAATATCCCAAGGGAATGCAATGATGGGACGATCCTGCATCATGTACGGGTTCTTTTCTGCTTTGAGGAGAATACCGTCGTTGCCAATGACAACAATAGCTTCTACATAGTAGCTGTCGTCTTCTTCATCATCTACTTCTAAGTCTTCCTCTTCTGCGTCTTCGTCCGTCATAGCTTCTTTAAGCAGGTGACGAGGAACCAATCCATAATATTTGGTTAATCTTATCTTGTCTTCGTCATAGCGTGATAGGTCTTGATCTGGTTCGATGTCGGTGTCGGAAGAGGCTTCACCAATCTCTACATCACGATAGACACCTTGTTCCTGTAGCTGCTCTACAATGTGTTTAGACACAAAGCGGTCAACAGCACAGCCCATAGCGTCTTCAACAGAGGTTGCCATTGGATCAATCAAGAAGTTCTGTGGCATAACAGGCTCTATCTTAACCACTGTACGGTCTTTGATAGTAACACCAACAGCTTGTAGCTGACCGTCCATGATAGGCTGTGTTGCTGGAGCCATCTCTTTTTCTTCAGCCAGTACAATCTCTGCAATGCCTGTACCGAATACAGCAGCGTTAATCAAACACTCTGCAACACTCTTTCTAACCTTGTTTCGTTTAAAGTCATCTGTCAAGTGACGACGAAGCATAACAATGTCTTGTGGGTCTTGGTCGTGTATATCATCTTTAATATCAAACCACTTACCACGCCCAAAGGTAGCCTCTTCCAGCTCTGCTACAGACGACTCAACAGCCTGTTGCAGTGCAGGACTTACAATGCGAGAACGCTCAGACTCTCGTGTCTTGTCTTCGTGACTCCACTGTCCACGCCACAGGCGGTAATACTCGTCAAAGCGCTGTGAATAGTTTGCTTCGTAGTAGTCTCGCCACGATTGGCACTTCTCACCAACCCAGCCCTCTAGTGTTTCGCTGATGTAAAAATCATCTTTATCAAAAGACATATTAGTATCCTGAGTATGAGTCTAAATATTCATGTTCATCTTCTTCAAAATCAATTGCGTAGGCTACCTTGGCTAACTGGTCTATGTAGGCTAAGGAGTCTATCAAGTCATCGTGAACAAGTGCGTTTGGGAACTGAAACAACTCGTCTAAGAACTGACTGTTCCATGTTCCCGTGTTTAATGTGATTGTACCGTGTTCAAAACGCCCTTGCAGCGCCCATACAATCCTATCTATCTTTCTTTTATTACCGTGTGTCAACTCTTCAATGCGAAAGAAGCGTTGGTTCTTTTTCATTATGTCGTTTAAGTAGGGGTAGACAGCGTTCTTCAAGGCTCCTTTTTCGATTCCGACAGCAACTGGTTGATAGTCTCTAACTGCTTCAAAGATTTTTCGTGCTGTCTCTTCAACACCCCAGCGTCCGTGAATGATGTTAGCAACCCACCAGCCCTCTTCGCTTGCCTTAACCACCGCAATTGACGTTTGGTCAAGTCGTTTGGTTTTAGTAGTAACTTTTTGGACATCTGCAAATCCTGCCAAATCCACAGCAATATAAAACTGACCATTCTCAGGTTCTTCTTCGCTGAATGTAATATGTTCTTCTTTAAATAACTCTCCACCAGCAGCTTCAAAGGAAGCCATAAACTCTTGTCTAAACGAGAAGGCAGACATAGACTTCTTAGCTGCTTCAATCTCTTTAGGGTCTAGTAGTGGGTTGTCATAGCTTGAAAAGTGCCAACCTTTAAATGTTTCATCATCTGATATACAAGCATATTGATACAGATCATAGAAGTGGTTACGACCCATTGGCGTACCAATGAAGAGTGCATTACCCTTCTGATCCGCAAGAGCAGGTCTCAGGATTTGCTCCCAAACCTCTGGCTTCATGTCAGCGTATTCGTCCATAACCAAGAACTTCAAGCTAACACCACGCATAGTCTCTGGTCTGTCAGCGCCCTTCAGGGCTATGGTAGCGCCATTGACTAGCTTAATCTGTAGGTTGTTAACGTGGCTGCTGGCTATGACAGGGTGTCCAAGCTCTAGCAGCGTCTGCCACATGATGTCTCTAGCCTGACCCTGTGTAGGGGCAACGTAGAACACATGGCCGCGTTTAACCTGTAAGGCATTGATGATTAGTAGCCAAGCAGCTAACCTAGACTTCCCTGTCCTGCGTCCTGCCGCTATCACTTTAAACCGTGTGGGGTCGTTAAAGACCTCCTGCTGCCACGGAAGTAGGGCTACCGCTAATTCAGTCAAACTAATAAACCCAAACTACAGGAGCTTCATTATCGTCAAGGTCGCGGATGTCAACATGGATGAAATTACTAGCAACTCCAATGCCATTAAAACCAAGCGCGATGGCATGTTTAACAATTGTATATCTTTGATTTCCACCACTGACTTTAATGTCAGCTGCAATGCCTTGAGCATGTGTTCCTGCTTTCTCCTTTTTAGCTTCTATGGGGTGTGTTGGGCTTCTATAGCCGCTGGTGATGATGAAGGGAAAACCACAAGCTGCTCTTAACAAGTCAAGCTTCTTAATGAGTTCGTCTTTAATCTCATTCTCGCCTGTGTACTGACAAGCAAACTCGACTCTTGAGAAGTATTTAGATTCATGGGACATCTTGATAATCAACCTCTTCTGCTTCTTCGTTGCCAGAGATAATTGTAGTCTCTCCACCAACACCAGTTATTGATATGTTTATAGCACTTCTGCTACCACCTGCTTTATCCTTCTCAAAATAACTAACAGGTAATAACCTATCCATACAGAGCTTCCAAGCCGCTGCTTGGTTCTTGTGATCATCATCTAACGCTGCATTGAGAATGCTGTCTAACACCTTCCTACTCTTTGGCGATGCAAGCATTCTTGCTTTGTAGTCTTCGATGACGGCAGCGTCCCCTTTAGGTCTGCCTCGTGCTACTCTGCTGCCCTTGGTTTTATTATTAACCAAAGCCTTACTGGGTCTTCCTATCTTTTTAGACATAGATTGCCTCTATAGAGTCTATGTAGTCTTTAACGCTCTTTAGTGCTTAGAGCGCTACAGTGCTTAGAGCGCCTTAACTCGCTATAGCGACATTAGAAGTAATATTTAAAGATATTTATTATATGTTTTTAATTTATATCTAAGAGGTGCTATAGGGAGTTAAAGAGCTATTAAAGAGTGCTTTTAACTATATAGTCTATTATAGCATATTTTTAGTCAAAAGTCAAGAACTATTTTCATTATTAACTAAATAACTGGTTAACCCTTGGTTAGTCCCGTTAGAGAGCTGTCCCTTCTCCAGCGGATTTCAGCAGTCACAGAGTCTCCGCAGTCGCTTTTGTTTCTCCTTAGATTTCAATAGCCTATGTAGACTATGTGCTGTATTGACTGGTTAGTTAACAGAGGTCTATTTTGACTCTTTTTTGTATCTGATAGGGTACAGTAACAATTCCACAGACTCCAGCCCCTCCCCCGTCCCCGTTAGCACACCCACTTCAGTCTGTCAAGCCCTGTAGCATTCATCAGAGTTATAGCGGGTATCACTGAAGGTTATGATGATCTGTATTGACACGAGTGTGTGTCTGTGGTGGTACTCTACAGCCCTGTCTAGACTTGTATATACAACAGAGTCCCTATACGGCTCGAGGCCATCAATGCCAGTGATGAACTATCCAACCACTATAACTATAGATTATATGGCTCTATAACTGCATAGAATGCTCTCTAAGGCGTTTTAGTCTTAAGCTATGCCCTAGTATTAGTTATCCGCTAATCGCGCTAATCGCTGCAACCCACTGGTGGCGCGGGTTACAGAGCAGCGTATATTTCTTTGTAGACTTGGCTATATACCTCTGCATCGTTATAACTAAATGGTCTTAGACAATGCAGCCTGACTATGATATTCGCGTGTGCCTGCGCGTGTATATAAAGGAGGAATAGCTATATAACTTTAGTTTATATCGTTATAGCTAAACGGTATTAGACAAGGTAAAGCGGCAGCGTATAATGAACCCAACAAGCAAGGGCGCAGCGAGCGCAACACACAATCAACTATATAAGGCGACACATTATGTTAAAATTTCAAAAGAGACACAACACAGTAACGCGCATTTGGACTAAACCACAGACTCAACAGACGTTAAAAGAGTTGCGTGCTGTTGGCCTAACAGTTAACAAGCTACCCAATGGCTACGAAGTAGTTAATGATAACAATGTGCTGTTTCTAAGTGCAATGAACGGTAACAATACTTACCTAATCCGCGCGGTGGATTTTCTACTGGCTTAAGCAAACTACTGGCCAAGGATGGCAACACAAACAATAGAGGCGACACCATGAATACTAGCAGACTACGAGAGCTTAGAAACGACCTGATACGCTTACAGCGTAGCCACCACGATTTGGAAACAGTTCTTAAAGGATTTGATGAAAAACAAAAGGAAAGATATGCAGAAAAATTACGCAAGCAGCAATTTGAAATTGAAGAAACGTGTTGCAACGCGATGGAAGAGATTAGACAAATCAAAGCATTTTTATACCCTGCTTAATCTAACGCCCCGCAAGGGGCAACACAAACAATAGAGGTAGAACATTATGAACAATCAGAAATGTTATATTAGCCACAACCTAGAAGCGCAGTTTAACGGCGAGTTCTACAGGGTCAACAATGACATCAACGGCAACCCGCGCTATGTGACGCACTATCTAGCTTTCCTGAACGATAGCGAGCTAGGCTTAGGAGATTATGACATAGCAAAGAAACGCGCCAACGCTTTAGGCTTTAGGGTTTACAAGGGCAGAGACTTCGGCGGTGGATTTGTTGTCCAGTCTTACAATTTAGAGAATGACATAGAGCGCATTATTGAAGCGCGAGAGGTGGCATAATGACTATTAAAATAGCAAATAAAGACGGGTTCAGATGGGGTGAAAAAGCCTACTTAATAGGCCACGAGTTAGGGTTGATGTGTGTGTCATACGCTAACAACGCACAGGATGCTTTAGATTATGCGGTAGACGCGGGCTATTTAGACTGTCAGTTAATGTCAGAGTCAGATCACGCCGAATATGATTCTAATGGCTGGCACGATTCCTTTATATACGCAGGCAACGCCAGCGAACCATTCTGGAGCGAGTATCTCTGGATTAAACCAGCGAGCGAACGAAAGGAGGTGAACTAATGAGCGCCACAAAATGCAGTTGCGGAGCCCGTGCAGACGTTATTGTTAACGGCGCTTATTATTGCGCTACTTGTTGGATTAAATATTACGGAGGTGTAAACAATGTATAATTATAAAGGCAACAGCGCATTTATACGCCAACAAGCGCGACAGCATCGGCGCGAGCTATCAATTAAAATTGTGGGGTGGTTCGTCATAGGATGCGGTGCAATCGTAGGTGCTGGCATGTTCTATGCCTTTGCGGTGGTTGTGCTAGCGATGGGGTAGCAATTAACGTCTAAGACAGTTTAGGGGCATAGCAGTACCCTAGCATAGGTTTAGGCACTAAAACGCCTCAGAACGCATTACAGAGCGTTCTAGGGGCATTGATAACCAATAGAGGTGATAACATGGCAATTATTATACAATCAATGAGTGATTATAGCGGCAGAGAGACGCTGAAAATAAAAGAGCAGGATATTGTAGATTTTTGGTGCGATATACCAATGCAAAGAACCTACGGCGATAGCTTCACTTTTAAGGGAAAGTATCACACTGTACAAATCAACGGAAACACTCTGCACCATATTTTCCTGCATAGTTTAGAAAGCTCTGCAAAGTTTAGGGGCGCAGTGTTAACATATATAACCAATTTAAATAACGCTGAAGAGGCGACAGAATGAAATACTTTACATGTGAAGACAAGAACCGAACCGACCCACCAGAGATGGACTATTTCAACAGGTTCATCGACGATGTTTTAGACTGCGACCCTGAAGACCCTAAAGCCTTCAGAGAGGCGTTGACGGACTACCCACCAATGACAGACGCAGAGATAGAGAGAGCTAAAGCGGAGGCTGTAGAGCATCGACAGAAGGTTGAAGCACTTGCTGAAGAGATGATTATTAAACAAAGACTGCGTAATAACGTACGCTATAGAGACTAAAGAGACTGTAGCGACTAAAGCATTCTACAGGGTAATATTTAATATTATTTATTTACATTTTGTAGAGTGCTTTAAACTATAGAGTCTATTTTATCATATTTTTAACCGCTTTAGAATAGTTGAGGGTTTATTATGTTAGATATTTTATTGTGTTTTATTATTGTTTGTACCATAGTTACATGGCAGACGCTGAAGAATGACGATGGAGGTGATTTATGACTGGTAGAACTCACGGTGGCAAAGGCAGTCGCCAACGGCCCACCAGTAATAGTTTTTATGACAATTTCGATGCTATTTTTAAAAAGAAACCAGAGCAGGAGGTTAGCAACGTGTTTAAAGAATATATGCAAGGTGGTTTAACGCCAGAGATTCAAGCGTTATTGAAGGCGCAGGTTGATATTAAACAAGGTTTATTTTCTATTAAGCAGGCCGCCAATTTCTATGACGTTGAGATAATGGATATTATAAACTTTATAACAGAGTCGCAAGAGTATGACGAATACAGCAGGAGCGCACGATAATGGCTTCTCAGCGCGTTATGTTATTTAGAGGGCAACACCCTGCCTTAGTCTCTGGAAACGCTTACACATACAAAGAACTGGCTTCAGTGGCAAAGGTAGGCGTTAACACTATGAAAAACAGAGTGTGGCATCTCAGAGAAGTAACAGATGAACATTTATACCCTGTTAACGGACGCTGTAGGCTTAAAAACAAGCGTCCAGTGAATTACACGCCACTGGATAGACTAGAAACTAAAACAGACAAAGAGAGCCAACAGTGGCTCAGAAGGAGTTTATTATGAATATGCTAGAAGTGTTTAACAAAGTTGAAGAGCATCTACTCTCACAAGGCGAACGGTCTGTGAAATTTCTAGACCTGTGTGGCTATAGAGGAACAGGCGGTCTGCGCTGCGCCGTAGGCTGTTTAATTAAGGATGAATTTTATCATGAAGGTTTAGAAGGGCTCGCCATGTTGCCCGATAAAAAGGAAGACGATCACCAGATGCTACTTGAAGAAGCGTTAATAAAGTCTGGTATTGATCTAAAGCCAGCAACAACTTACATGCTTAGTGACCTTCAGGATTTACATGATACCGTCAAGCCCGAAGTCTGGAAGCAAAGGTTACAAAAGCTGAGGGTTAAATACTTTGGCATCGACACATCAAACACTTATGACGAAAAAACTGCAATTGATCGACATAACAAACAGACGGGGTGACAAATGATAGAAATTATTTTAAACATTATGTTTTTTACAGCACTAGTGGTACTATCGCGTGGAGCTTGGTTACTTCACCAAGACGCACAAGACGCATATAACGAGAGGAATAGAAAATGATGGTAAATGTTTTTGATAGAGTGCTAGGGCTAGAGTTTAGAATGGGCGTAGGTTTTGACGTTGAAGCGGTAGAGTCAAAGCCTGTATGGGTACATAACAGCATCACCGAGGAAACCAGCGCAATGCCGTTCGACGGGCTTGTGATCTTGTTACCGTTCATGATTATTACTTTCGGTTACGTGTACACAATAGAGGATTAAACAATGGCATTTACAAACATTCATCTACCATGCGAGAACTGCGGCTCCTCAGACGCTAAGGCAGTTAATGACAATGGTTCGACAATATGTTTTTCATGTAATCACTTCACCAGAGGCGACGGACAGATGCAAGCGGTAGAGCTGACAGAAGATGTTGCACCAAGACCTAAGCAGAACTTCAGCTCAGTAGAGAACCTGCTCACTACAGCAACATATAAGGGCATTCCAGAACGCTGCATCACACAGGCGACAGCCAAGTTCTTCGGTGTGCTGGCAACACCAGATAAATATTATTTTAGTTATCACAATCCAGACGACAGCACCTTACCTGTTGCTGCGAAGGTGCGGCAGATAGACAAGCAATTCTCTGTTGTTGGTGACTGGGCAAGCGTAGGCTTATTCGGTCAGCATTTGTTCAACGGTGGCGGTAAGTTTATCACCATAGTCGAAGGCGAGTTTGACGCGCTGGCAGCGTATCAGATGACAGGCAGCAAGTACCCTACAGTGTCAATCAAGTCTGGTGCAGCATCTGCGCTGAAGGACTGTAAGGCATCGTATGAGTTCTTAGACAGTTTCGACAGCATTGTTATTTGCTTCGACGGTGACGAGGCAGGTAGCAAGGCAGCTAAAGAGGTAGCAGAGCTATTTGGAGGCAAGTCTAAGGTAGTGAAGCACCCACCACACTACAAAGACGCTTGCGACTACCTGAAGCAGAACGACACACACGCTTTCACCGCCGCTTGGTGGGCAGCAGAACGCTTTGTGCCTGACGGCATCATCAACGGTGCTAGTCTCTGGGACGAAGTGAACAGACCTGTAGAGGCAGCTTCTGTGATGTACCCGTGGGACAGCCTTAACAAGCTAACCTACGGCATCAGAGAGGCAGAGCTAGTGACTATCACGGCAGGCTCAGGACTGGGCAAGTCTCAGTTTGTACGAGAGATTGTCTGGCACATAGTGAAGAAGTCAGAGAGCAACATAGGCTTGCTATTCCTTGAGGAGAACGCTAGAAAGACAGCATTGTCTTTGATGTCATTATCAGCCAATAAACCTTTACATATACCAACCACAGAAAGCACTGAAGAGGAACGCTGGGACGCTTTCAGCAAGACGCTAGGAACACAGAGACTATTCTTGTTTGATCACTTCGGCAGCACCAGTGTTGACAACATCATCTCAAGAGTCAGATACATGGCTAAAGCCCTTGACTGTAAGTTTATATTCTTAGATCACGTCTCTATTGTGGTGTCTGCACAGGGCAACGGTGACGAACGCAAGGCACTTGACGAGATTATGACACGCTTGCGTATGCTGGTGCAGGAAACCAACATCAGCTTATTCGTTGTGAGCCACCTAAAGCGTCCAGACTCCAAAGGACACGAGGAGGGTGCAGCAACGTCCCTGTCACAGCTTCGCGGCTCAGGCTCTATTGCACAGCTCTCTGACATGGTGATAGGATTGGAGAGGAACGGACAGGCTGACGACCCTATAGAGAGAAACACAACACACGTCAGGGTGCTGAAGAATAGATTTGCAGGCATTACAGGACGCTCAGGCGGCTTGCTGTACAACTCAGTATCTGGTAGGATGACAGAAATTAAAGAGGAAGTATTATAA